ACACAAGTTTCCGATTATACGAAATCCCCGTTCTACTTAACCAGAGTAGCGGGGATTATTTTTTAACATTTATTTAAAAATATTTATGATTATTATCATTGTTTATTAAAAAATGATTAAATTTGCAGTACCAATAGTATGAGTTTATGACCAATTTTGCAGGTTTTTATAAGCCTTGTAATTTGTTAAATAGCAAGTTACAAGGCTTTTACACGTTTATACGATGGCATCAATAAAAGAAATATGGAATAGATTGACCGGAGTACCAAACACTTTCGATCAATATGTACTGCGTTCTTATCTTGGTACTGCTTTGTATCCTGATGCTTCAATGGATACTTATTTGAGTAGCTACCTTAATAATTCTGATGTCTTTACTATCATCAATAAAAAGAATGAACCGGCCTCGGCCGTACCAATATACCAATATGATAAAAACGGTGAGATAGTAGAGAACGGACGAATGATAGCACGACTTAACAAGCCGAATCCCTATCAAAGCCGTTCTCAGTTCATCGAGTCAGCTTTAACTAATTATGACATATTCGGGGAGTCATTTACGGCAGGTCAATTTTTGGATGCTGGTTTAAACGTAGGTGAACCTGTAAGACTTGACATACTTCCGCCAAAATGGGTAACAGTTGAAATGGGTACAGTGTTTAATCCTGTTAAGGGCTATTCATTTCATCCTTTGGCGCAAGCTGGCAGACCTGATTACTTACCGGAACAGGTATTCCACTGGAAAGAGTTTAACCCTGATTACGATATGAAGGGCGGGCACCTAAGAGGGATGTCACGTCTTAGGCCGTTAATCAAATCTGTTGTTGGTTCTACCGAAGCATATAACTCATTGGTTAAGGCTTTTCAGAATCAGGGAGCCTGGGGACTTTTGGCGATACTTGATGACGAGGGTAAAACTTTAAATCTTAACAAAGAACAGAAATCTATCTTAAAGACTAAGTTCAAAAGAGATTCAAAGCATGGCGATCTGACAATAACATCAAATAAAGCAGAGTGGACCAAGATAGGTCTTACAATGGTTGAGCTTGAAATACTGAAATCAATAGGTATTTATAAGGGCAATATTGCAGACGCTTACAACGTGCCGAATCAATTACTCTCAGGAAGTCAGGATAGAACATATAACAACTACAGGGAAGCAGAACAGGCACTTTGGCGCAACGCAATACAACCGTCTTTGGATGCTTACTTGGAAGGGTTAACAAATTGGATGGCTCCGAAGTTTAAAGAAGAAGGTCAAGTCTTAAAAGCAGATTATTCTCAGGTCGCTTGTTTGCAGGCTAATCGTGTCGAATTAGTACAGTGGATGAAAGCTGCTGAGACGTTTACAGGCAATCAGATTTTAGAGGCTTTGGGTTATGAGGCTTCACCTGATCCGGCAATGGACTTAGTGTTTATTTCAGCCGGCAAGATGCCGATTAATGAATCTACTTTGAGCGATCCTGATTTAGTGAATGATGTAATGAAATCGATGAAGTTAACAGATTATCGGAAATGAGAATAGAGCCGAATGACATATTAAAAAAACAACTCACTAAAAGGTACTGGAAAGAACTTCGCAGGACTTTTATTTTGTGTCGTCAGTCTGTTTTAGATAAGGCTGCTCATGTCGATCCTGTAAACCTTAAAGACTATGTTTCGGGACTTCTGAATGATGAGCCGATGAAGAAGAAGTATTTAGATATATGGGAGCTGGTCGGAGGTAAATTCGGATATGACACTGAGAATTTGATTAAGTTAAAGAAGTCCGGTTTAAAAGAGATAGAACACAAAGCAGAGAGAGCAAAGGACTGGACCGAAAGGATGAGAAGATATGCAGCCGAAAGGTCGCTTCAAAAACTTGACGCAATAATGACTACTGAGCAAGAGGCTATTAATATTGTTATCGATAATGTGATTAAGAGAACTTTAGACGATGGAATGGGAATTGTCGAATCCAGAAAGTTAATGGTTGAGTCTTTAGGTAGAGATTTAGTTGAGTTGGAGAAATGGCAAGCGCAACGGATAGCACTCACAGAGGTAGGAAGTGCAGCTAATACCGGAAGTTTCTTAGCAGCACAGGAAAACAGTGAAGGCGTTAAGAAAGTTTGGGGATTTGTCCCGGGAAGAAAGTCATTTAGGGAAGAACATCAGCAATTTGAAGCAGACGGACCGAAAAGCATGGATTTTGAGTATGCTCCAGGTCTTGCATATCCAGGAGATCCGAGAGGATCAGCAGATCACGTAATTAACTGCTATTGTACTATTTTATATGAAGTTTAAAAAATAAGGCAATGTTTAAAGTAAAAAGCTCATTTGAGTTAAAAGATGCAGATGAAAAAACAGGGATAGTCACTGGCTATGCTTCTATTTTCAATAATATTGATTCGGATGATGATATGATTATGGCAGGGGCATTTGCTAAGACAATTCAGGAAAGGGGACCTGAATCGGCAAAACCAAGAATTAAGCACCTGTGGCAGCATAACTCATGGGAACCTATCGGAATCCCCATTGTCCTCAAAGAAGACGATAAAGGACTTTATTTTGAGACTCAATTCGGCAAAGATAGAAGTTCTCAGGATAAACTTCAGCAACATATTGATAAGATTATAACTGAACTTTCAATAGGTTATAATACCATTAAGCAGGAAAACGTAACAGATGGGAATGATAATTTTCAATATCGAAAACTTACCGAACTGAAACTGTGGGAATATTCTTCTGTTACATGGGGCGCAAACTCATTAACAGAGGTTATAAGTGCAAAGGGTGAAAGCATTGAGATACTCGCAGACCTGACTAAAAGAATTGACAATCTTAACTCAGCACTTAAAAACGGTAAATATACGGATGAAACCTGTGAATCATTCGAAGCAGAGATAGAAAAGATAAAAAGTATAATAAAGTCACTCGAAATAAAAGAGCCGGCAGTAGCCACTCCTGAACCAGAGCCGACAGTTGAACCAAAAGTAATTTTAGAAACAATTTTAAAATCATTAAAGCAATGAACGAAAAAGAATTGAAAGCATTGCAGGATGAGATTAAGGCAGAACAGAGTAAGCAGACTCAGTTATTTGCAGAGCTTAAAAAGGCTTCAGAAGAGCAAAAAGAGGCTATTGCAAAGAAATTCGAGGACACTGAAAAGAACATCCATACACTCTCCGAGCAGGCTAATGCACTCGCAGTGCAGTTAAAAGATGTCAAAATCAATGGTCAGAGAACCAGTATGTTTGACACAATGAAGAAATCCTTAACAGATCCTTCCGTAAGGGAAGAACTGAAACATGGCGGGCAAAGAACTTTCGAGATCAAAGCCTCAACCATTGACGAAGCTACTGAACTCAGTAACTCGGCACTTGCAAACGCTGTTATCGTTCCCTTCAGGGAGCCAGGCGTTGGAAAAGCTCCGGACAGGAAAGTAACACTTCTTGACCTTGTAAATCGTGGCACAATCAACTCAAACCGAGTAAGCTGGGTTGAGAGATCAGCCAGAACTGAAGGTACCGCAGCAGTATCTGAAGGCAACCAGTACGGCCAGAGTGATATGACTTACATTCAGAAATATGCACCGGTTGAAAAGATTGGTACATTCCTGAAAGTTACTAACGAAGCCCTTGAGGACTGGGATCAGCTTATTTCTGAGATTCAGAACGAATTATTCCCTTCAGTTGAGAGAGCTTTGGAAGCTGGCGTTTATTCAGGTACAGGAACTTCTCCTGCACTTCAGGGTATCACCGATACAGGTATTGCAACAGCCTATACATTGGCAACAATCACCGGCGTTGTAACTCCTAATCACTTTGATGCTATCCGTGCTGCTATCGCACAATTGGCAGTAGCTAACTACTACCCGACAGCGATTTTCATTAATCCTGTTGACGGGGCTTTCATGGATATGCCGAAGAATGCAGACGGTGTATATCTGATGCCTCCTTTTATGAGTGCTTCCGGTACCGTTGTTAAAGGTGTTAAAGTTTACGAAAGTAATCTGGTAACAGCCGGCGATATGCTGGTAGGTGACTTCACAAAAGACACTCTTTTCCTCAAGCGTGGTATTGAGATTAAAATATGGGATCAGGACTCAACTGACCCTGAGTATGATCTGAAAACAATTACCGCCTCTGTAAGAGCAGTAAACAGGATTAAAGTTCCTGATTACAGTGCTTTCGTTTATGATGCTATCGGAGATGTTATAACTGCAATATCGTAAGGCTATGAAGAAGTTAATCGTACTTTCATTTTTGCTGGCACTCAGTGTTAGCTTAATGGCACAGAGAAGCGGATCAGTAACTACCTTCCTGCCGAATCAGAACTATAAAACTCTGACAATGACGGCAGCCGATACTGTTGAGACTACTTCATACTGGGATTTTGCCCTCAATAAGACTAAGACTCAGTACTGGTCATTTGCTATAAGAGCAGATACCGCTACACTAACTACAGCAGGTCATATATGGTTTACTGTATGGGGATCTGTTGATGGGACTGTATTCACAAATACCGGAGCTACTACTGTTAAATTCGGCGGAAGTGTGGATAGTACTTTTGCAATGAGTGACGTTTCTACTGGAGTCCTATGGCGTTATCTGAGGCTTCAGGCTGTCAATGTTAATCCTGAAAGACGGGCGCACAGAATAGGTGCAATAAGTATAAAGGTTGGAGATAAATAAATCAAGTCAGGGCAGGGACTTCGGTCCCTCCCTTTCTTAAATTTCAAAATATGAAAACAGTTTATATAAACGGTAAAGAAACAAGAGTAACAAGTCTGGCAGCTCGCAGACTACTCTATTACGGTCATGCTACTGAAGTGAAGGAAGAAAAAAAGGAACTTGAAACTAAGGAAGAAAAAAAAGGACGTTCATCTAAAAGTAAAAAATAATGCAACTGTCGATTTTAACCAGCTCAATAACTGAACCCGTCACACATGACGAGGTAAAGGCGTTTATGGGTTATCCTTTGACGGATACAACTCAGGACGGTAATATTGATAAAATGATAACTACTGCAAGGGAGTTCTTAGAGCAAAGAACCGCATTGTCGCTGGTTAGTAAATCGTATAAAGCATATTATGAAAAAGAAGATGCAGAGGACGGATGGTATGAACTACCTGTCAGTCCTGTTTTAAGCTCTCCGGCTATCACCTGCGAAATGAACGGAGTTAGTACCACGTTCCAGCAGAAAGGACTTACAAGAGTATCTGTATATCCTGATAACGTGATTGGAACAATACCCATTGGCGGAAGTGGATTAGTAAGTTACCTGGAAGTGACTTTTCAGGCCGGCGCAACAAACACAACAGCGAATGAGATTATAAAAAGACTTGTTTCTTTCATGTTCAATCACCGTGAAGATGGAATAGAATTAAATATTGCCCGGCTCCCGTTTGATACTTTAAGTATGATTCAATCTATAACAGTAAATTTCTAATGGATACAGGGTCTTTAAATCAGTTGATAACAATTCAAACCTTAGTTATAACTCAGACTAACGGGCATGATACCGAGTCATGGAGTGAGGCTGAGGTTGTAAGGGCTAATATTGTTCAGATTGATGGATCAAGATATTTAAAAGAAGATGAACTAACAGACAGGCAAGTTTATAGAATTAAGGTATGGGATAATAATTACTCGGATAATTTAAGGATCGGTTACGGGACATTAAATTTAATACCAATACAACCGATTATAAAGAATCCTGGTAAGTCTTTTTTAAATGAAGTAATAATAGTTGCAGCGACTAAAGCAAGTTCAGTATTAACGGCATGATAGGGGTTGAAGTAATCGGGACAAGGGATCTGCAAAATGATCTTAATAAGTACGGTGTTGAGGGCGAAAAGGCCATTAACAAGGCCGTTTCCGATACTTCTAAGGCTATTGAGACTGATGCAAAGAACAGATTAAGAGGCGGACTTGGAAGCGCAAAACATTGGATATATGGAGCTTTAGGACGTTCAATTTATAACCGAGTAGTACAATCAATGGAGAAAGTCGTCGGGACTCCGGTCAAATATGCCCCTTATATCGAGTTTGGAATTGGTGAAATGGTTTTTACTAACATGGAATTTACAGCAGAGGAAAGGGCGGTTGCGGCACAGTTCAAAGGGCAAAAGAAAGTCAAAGGATTTAAAGGCGACTCATTTCTTAACTGGGCGGCACATAACCAAGAGAAAAAACTAATTGAGAGAATAGAAAAGAACTTAAACGACCTTAACAAATGAGTACGGCACTGCAAGACATATCATTGGATTTATGTGACAGCATTCAGACAGCTTTAGGTAATCCTTTATCTGTTGGAGGTTTAGACTATCCGGTGTATGTTACAATGCCAAAAGTAGCACCTGATAATTATATTTATATCGGTGGTGTTATACAAACAGAAGACGGAACAAAGGACGATTTTCAATATACAGGCACAGTTCAAATAAGAGTAACAACAGACAATAGACATACAGCAGAGAAGAAACTGGCACAGGGAATAATGAATGCAGTAAGACAAACATTAAAACCTACTAAGCCGGCAGTCTTTGCAATGACTAACTTCTCTTTGATAGTCTTTAAACATGAGTCATATACTGAACTGGTCGGACAATCTGAAGGCGGATTACGAATTGATTTAATAGATATTTATTCATTTTTAATAACTTAAAACAATGGCAGCACCCATAAACGGTACACTCTACGGAGTGTTTTCAGGAGCAACAAACAAGCTCTTTAGTACAAAGACAGCATCACTTAAAGTTGATGTTGATCTTCCAGATGTAACAGTAAAAGAGAACGGCGGATGGGCTTCTCACATCAACGGTCTTAGAAACTGGTCTATTGACTTCTCCGGTGTGTTTGATGAGACCGATGCAGGCGCAACATCTATGACTCCGGTCGAGATACTTGCAGCTATTATCGCACGTACAGCCGATGCAGAATGTGCTTTTAAACCTGACGCCACGACAACAGGTACAGGATGGAAAGGCAATGCAACTTTTAAGAGTATAACCTTACAAGGCGACATGGAGACAGGTATAACCTATTCCGGTACACTTGTCGGTAATGCTCCTTTGGTAGCGATTGCAAAAACAGCGTAAGTCATGGCAGCGATAAACGGAACAGCATTATTGTTACATTCAGACGGTCAAGTTGTGGCTTTGCAGAAGGGCGTATCTATCACAGTAGATACAGACCTGCCGGATGCTACCAATAAAGAGTCGGCAGGGTGGGCGCAACATATACAAGGTCAACTGAATGCAAAGATTGACTTCAGTGCTTTGTTTTCAACCGAAGTAACGGCAGGCATGGGGGCTAATGCTTTGATGGATTATATTATAAACCGTCAGAGTCTTTTGATCTCTATTTTAGGTATGTCATTCCCAATAGTTGCAGAGGTTGATATATCTTCTTTATCTTTTGACGCACCATCGGAGGGTGCTATGTCTCTTTCGGGAAGCATGAAAGTTAAAGGACAGTTATATTGTTTGAGAAGCACATCTGCAAATATGATTACTGATCCTGATGCTGGCGGAGTAGGCGGCGCCCCTGGATATTCAACTCTTACCGTAAGTGGAAATAAGATTACATTAGCCGCAGTAACAGGAGGAGTTGGGACAGCTTTATGTTATACAAATGCTTTATCGATAACTGATACATACGTTTATAAATTAATAACATTCCTTCAGGTTGGGTCTGGTTCGGGGCCGACTGTTGGATTATATGATTCAAGTCCCACTATACTTATAAGTAATAGTGCCTTGTTAGCAGCAGGATTAAACATAATCACACTCACAGCAATAGGTACTGATGCAAACGGGTATTTAAGATTTTCAAATACTGATAACTGTAGTTGGGCGACAATATCAGATATTTATTTATTTAGAGTATGAAATTAGCCTTTAAAAATCGGTTCATTGGTTATTCTGAAAAGGATATAGATATTATTCTGAATATAGGCACTCTTGAAGCTGTTTGCAAGTCTTTAGATATTGAGTTCTGGCAGATTAGTGATGCAATAAAGAATAAAGGATTTGACTTTTCAGTTGAGCTTCTTTATCAGGGTTATTTAAGTGCTTGTAAATTAAAGTACGAAACGAGTAAAAAGAGATTTGAAAGGACTCCGAAATATACTCTCTTCCATGCTGCTTACTGGCATGAACATCTAAGCAAAGAAGCACAGAAGGAACTACTTGAAAAGATGAATGTTTTACTTTCAGGGATTTCGAAGATGAGCAAATCGACTCAGAAAGGCTCAAAAAAAAAAGTAAGCTGACATGGTCTGAAATACGTTCTTTTGCGATTGGTGAGTTGGGGTGGAGTTTAGAAAGGTATTTAAAGAGTTCAATTTATGAGTTCAATGAAGCATCTAAAGGGTACTGGCGAAAATGGGAGCAACAGGTCTGGCAGACGAGGGAGATTCTTTGGCAGATGATACAGGGCAATCCGCACATTAAAGCAGAGGATAAGCCAAAAGTTAAAAGTGAGATTTATAAATTAAGTTCTGATGAAGTGAAGAAAGTAAAAAAGAGAGTTCCAAAAGTCACAGAAGAGGATTTGTTTTTTTATCAGCAAATAGGATTTAATAAACAGTAGTTATGGGCGCACTCCGTGATCTTTTTATTCGTATAAAGGGCGACAATTCAGGCGCAAAGAAAGCTATTAAAGATACTGAGAATGATGTGGGCGGATTGTCTGGCAAGGTTAAAGGCATGGCATCGACATTTATGGCTGCCGCTGCTGCCGGTGCTGCTGCCTTTGCTGTCATTCTGAATTGGGCTAAAGACACTAATTTTGGACTCGAAGCAATAAATAAAACTCTTGGCGTAGGAAAGCAGTTACTTACTGATTTAATAATGGGTCAGGGGTTACATTTAAAACAAGCCTCTGACATTGCCGGCAGGCAATCAAAAATAAAACAGGATGATATTAGAGAAGGTTATCAGATAAAGACTATGCAGTCCGAGATTCAGCAATTAATAGTCGCTTCTGCTGATGCTACAAAAAGCCACTCTGAAAAACTTGAACTACTCACACAGGCTATTGAAAAGGAAAAACAGTTAAAAGAATTTCTTTTAAAAGATGCAAGAGAGGAATTAGCGGTTGCTTATGATAACTGGCGGTTAAACATTCAGAGCATAGATGCTAAAACAAAGTATTACGAAATAGCAGGAAAGATTCGGGATATTGAGGGCATGGATTCCCGAAGACTTCAAAGTCAGTTCACTGCCGAATTAGTCGCACAGAAGAAACGAGCCGAAGAATTAGTTGATGCTTTTACTGAGATACCTCCGACACTTGAAGAAATTAAAAAGAAAGCCGGTGAGATAACAAAGGTAATGACCGGAGAAATTGGCTCGACTTCAGGGGCTTCGGTATTCTCACCTAAAAAGAAATTCTCATTAACAAACAATACCGGAAAACTCGCAGGCGGTCCGACTCAATATGCAGGTACTGGAGTTGTGGCCTTGGATATGGCAACCCGGTTTCAGGCACAAATGGATGAACTTGCTAATATGCAAGCCTTAGAAGATATGCAGGCACGTATGGCAGAGGCTTTAACTTCTATGCGAGATATGGCAGTTGATTACGGAATGCAGATAGCCGAAGCACTCGGAGAAGCACTTGGAGGCGGTAATGTTCAGGAATTAGGCAAAGGATTACTTTTATCACTTGCTAACTTTTTAAGTCAGTTTGGAAAGATGCTGATAGTAGCCGGACTTGGGATAGATGCTTTTGCTAAATCAATGGCAACAGGTAACGCACCGCTGGCGATTGCTGCCGGTGCTGCTATGCTTGTGGCTGCTGGCGCCATTAAAGGGCTTATGGCAAGTGCTGGCAAATCGGGCGTAAGTGGCGCAGGCGGGTACTCAGGTTCGGGCGGTTCAATGCAGACAATCAGAGTTGAAGGTGTTTTAAAAGGCAAAGATATTCACTGGTCTAATAAAAGATACGAGGAAGAGAACTAATGGCTTTTGCTACAAAATATCAGGTACAGTTTGCAGACACTTACGGAGTTGTTTGGAAGATTCTTATTCAAGAGGACGGATTTGGCGGATCGATTACCGATTTAGTCGCAACCGGAAGCCCTTTAAAAATTGAGTTTAATTCTTCTTCTGATGAGTTTAACGATGTAAT